CCACTCGCCTGAAGGCCTGAGGGCCACGAAGACCCTCAAGGTCCCTAGGGGGCAGAAAATCCCATCGAGGGGTTTTCCTGCGCTTCATCGCATAGCGGACTCTCCTTTGCCTAAGGAGAACCCGCTCTCCCCTAATGCCGCCATACAGGAGACTTATATACAACCCTGCCGGGTTGTAACTTCGTCTTACCTGATCTCTAAATGTCCACACACAACCGCCTAAGATATAGAAGGCGTACTCTCGAGGGCTCCAAATTTTGTATGGAGTGCATCCCTTGATAGTCTTCATGCTTTTCGGAAGAAAAGCACGAGGGGTGTGGAGGCCCGCATCGTCGGACTCATCAAATGGAACTGGCCATGGATTGCCAACGAATTCCATAAGATAGCCGACAGTCTGATTGAGAAAAACACCAGACTTAGCGGACCATCTGTTAAGAGTGTTGATGGCGACATAAAAGTCCTGCTTCGTCCTGAGTTGTTTGAGATAAACACCCCGGACATTAGTGCCTTTAAAGAAGTCGGCACCGCAGGACTCTCTAAACGGTCCTTCAACAAAGGACTTCGAAGCGTTCACTGAAAAACCGAGGATCGAAAGAACTCGATTTACAGTGCGGTATAATGATGACGGGCAAATAATGTCGTCACCAAAAACACCGAAGTTCGAGCGGTCAAGTTTACACCCGACAACTCTAGCAACGCCTCGAACGACGGCGGCGAAGAACATGGTTTCCAGGGGGAAAGTGTAACCGTTCCCCATGGTTGAAACCATGCTCAACTCCAGCTCTCTACCTGTTGGTAGCCTCGTCTTGGGGCATCTTAGCAACTCCAATACGGCCATGAATGAACGTGGCAGCATATGGCGGAGCATAGAGAGACCCATAGAGTCGGATGCGGACTCGAGGTCAATGGTGCACAAAGCATCATTAACAGAGCCAACACGAGCAAGCTCGCCATTCAGTTCAGGTTGGACTGAAAGGTCGATGCCCCAAAAGCCGCGCAAGCGGCATTTCAGAGCATCTTCAAGACCTAGCTGAAACCACATATTAATAGTGGGTTCAGTACAGATCCCGCGAGCTACCGTCTGCGTTTTATTGACGAAGCTATAGTTTGAATGATCTACTACGTCGAACCCGTGTCTAGCTCTGAAGGCTTCGGCCTCATAGCTAAGAACAGACATCGAGGTACAACGGTCCCAGATCTCTGGGAGGCCTGACGTGGACGACAATGGGCTATCAAACATCTTCGTATACAGGTCCATGCCACGAGCAGAAATGCTCGCGCCGGGGCCTGCACGTCCGCGAACATAAAGTTCTCGGATATCGGAGATGAGAGGGGATTCCCCTCTGATAAACCAAAAGTTGTCGATCTCAGCTTTGATAGCATTGATCAACCACTCGTCGTAGGTCGATTCCAAAATAAGAGACCAATTGGCACACCGCAGGTTGATAGCCTCAAATTTCTCTAAGGCTTTGCGGCATGCTTCTTCGGAGGGATTATCTTCTTGATTAAATTTCTTAAGAAGGGAGTCCCGAAGAGAGTAGCAAGCTACCTCTTTCTCCGTAGAATCAATAGACCAGCTGGGTAACGCTGTGTCTATGTGACCAGACAGGTCGGCAAGTAGTAGTGAGTAAAGAACGCTAGGACTAAAGTCCATGGTGTCTGTTCTCCTTTCTTTCTTCCGTCAGATAGGCACGAGAGGATGTTAACGATTGATATGACGGTTCGCAATTCCGTCAATAAAAGCTTCATCCTCTTCGCGGAGTACCGCTTCCGGTTTTGGTGCCGGAATAATAAAATCGGTAGTTAACCGATCCCATTCGCGGTCCTCAGTCCTATCAAGACTATACAGCTCGTCGTCATTCAATACGACGATCCTCAGGCGTTGATTCGCCTCACGAAGGTCTCGATTTATTGAGAGCCTCGTATAGTCATTTTGAAGAAAGCCCACCATGTCAAGTTCAAATTTCATAGAGATTCCTTTAAAGAAGAGAATATGTGAAGTTTGAAGGCGAACAGCTAGCCGAGGACACCGGAAATAAAAGTATCTCCGAGGCCCGAGGACTGCTGCCAAACCGAGCCGGCGAACATACTGAGACATGCCTTAACATTGGCAGGATCAGCAAGGTCGGCTCCTGCTGGAACATCCGCAGTCATCGTGATATTCATCACTTTGTACGGCTGACCAGCCAAAGGCAAAACGCCTTTGCGACAGATACCTTTATAGGTATTGGTGGGAACGACGGTGACGACTCCCGTTACCGGATTAGGCGTGCCCAAAACTTTAAGAGCAGCCGGTCTGGTAAAGGTCATCGTGAAAGGAGCCGCGACTGAGTGTGTAGTTACACCCGTTTGGGTGCCACCCAGTGCAGTCACCACATACTGCTTCCCCGGATTTCCCGGGGGCGCTGTGTCGGAAACGATGGTATACGTCGGGCTCGTAAAGCCAGACTGTGGACCACCAGTGACCGGCGTAGTAAGAGCAATGCTCATTACTGTCTCCAGTTGTAGATCGGATTGACCTCTATCTCCTTCGAGATCGAGGGAAGTCTCTTTGCCACTCTTTCACGTCAAAGGTTGGACGTGAGGCTGTTATTAAAGCAGCCAGAGCACCGACATTGAACCACTTAAGTGAGCCAAGGCCGGGAACCCTAAAATGGAATCGAGGGTAGGGGAAGGTATAATACGGATCCCGCTGCTTATAAATAGTAGCGGATATACCTGACCCGCCGCCGCCAGTGACATCAAATTGAGCACTGACAGCAGCACCTTCATTTGTAGCCAATGCAGATCGGTAGGAACTGTTGGTATTTCTTATACCACGCATCATCCAACCGAAATCGCTAGCAGCGAACTGCATTGAGTCAATTGCTTCCTGAACATTTAGGAAGTAATCTACAAAGAACGACCAAGGAATAGCTTCCCAAATCGCTGGTAATATATCGGTAGCAGAAAAACCGAAATTATCAGCTATGGTAGCTATGCACTCAGGTCGCGCCTTGAGGGCACCGTAGTATCTAACAGTCGACGTATCCTTTGTCCACGTTCTGTTCCCCATGAACTGAGCAAGCCCAGTTCCAAGGCCAGCCGTGTTAAAGGCAGACATCGGTGTAGATTCTTCGGATTTCCCTGTCGCAGATATGTACTTTGTATCTGCGTAAGTTCCATCAGCCCACTTTTCCAAAGAGTGGTTGATGTCCTTAATATCCTCGAAGAGCGGTGACCAGCCGAACGAGTATTGAAGCCACAAATCACCCAAATTCTTTGCATACTGTCTAGCCTTTAAACGGCGTACCCAATATGCAAATTCACTTACAGAATTATAAAGACCTGTAAGAGGGTGACGTAGCATGTGGACAGTCTCGGCAAACTCCGCAAGAGTGTTCCCTCCCCGCCAAGCTTTACGGGCGGAAAGAGCCTTGGAGAGGAATTTACTTCGAGCAGCCGCATCTGCATCCGCGTTTAACTGGGTGCGTAACGGCCGGAGGGCAGGAATGCCCATAGCTCCGGACGACGCACCACGTTGGCACTTGTTTGCAGCGGGATACTTTCCGCTGAAACGACCGTATGCATAAGTAAAACCTTTCTGCACACAGTAGTACCGAACGCCCGATAGTTGAGAACCCGCATTACCAGCTGTCGCTAATATTTCGCGCCAGTTGTCAGGCGATTTCCCAAGTGTAACAGTATCCGTAACATAAGTCTGGGCGAAATCATTGACTTTGACGGCAGCAGGGCAATTCCCTGGAGCGCCAAGGCCAACCCATTCACCCTGGATACTCATTACATAACCCTTACGGTAAGAGCGAGTAACGGGATACTGAACATCTTTGTATCTTGGTTTACTCACACCACCTCCGGGTATATCGGTCAGAAACCTAGCTAGTACATGCTAGGCGGGGAGTCTCATAAGAGAACTGCCCCTAAACGAGCTCAGAGAGCTCACCATGGATAGAACGTCGCACCGGGGTTCGATACCCGATGAAGAGGCCTAATATCTAGACAGAGCGAATCATGTCTATCTACGACCGCCTCCTTTTCCTACCTAACGCTGGTAGCGACGTTTGCCTGTGGTGAGCCTCTG